TCCTGATCTACCCGGCCGGAGCCGTGGTGCTCGCTCGCCAGGACGTGGTCACCCTGTCCAACGTCTACGACGCTGCGAACCTCGCGCAGAACCTGTACACGCGTCTGTTCACGGAGGAGGGGTTCGCGCTCCTCTTCCCGTGCGGCATCGTGCGCCAGTACACCGCGCAGGCCTGCCCGTCCGGTGCCACCGCGTTCCAGGCGTACACCAGCTGCGCCGCCCCGGTGCCCACCGCGTAACCCTCCCCGAGCCGGGCCCGGCTCCGTTCTCTGTCGTCCTGCGACGGGGCCGGGCCCTTCAACTGAGAGGAGGTGGACGACATGCCGATCTTGGCAAACGGTGAGCTCATCGCGACACCATCGCCCGGACCGATGCGGTACGGGCTGTTCAGCGCAGCCACGCTCACCGAGGATCTTGAGGCACGCGGCATCGCCGCAGGTTTCCAGTTCGCGGCCGAGGACTGCGGTGTGGTGCGCTCTTACGACGCGAACTGCGACACCAACCCCGCCAAGACCTTCGACGAGGGACTGGAGTACGTCTCCGGCACCCCGTATTGGGTGTACGCGACCCGTCAGTGCGGCACGGTGGGTGTCACCGCGGCGGAGTTCGCGGGCTCGGTCCGCCGGCGCCTGCTCGCCAACGAGCAGCGCCAGGTGGAGGCCGAGCTGTGGGGCGTGGCCGGGGGAGTGGCCCCCGACCCGCAGCTGACCACCGCCACCGGGGTCACCACGGTCACGCCCGGTGCGCCCGGTGCGGCGGCCGCCATCGCGGCGCTGGAGGACTCGTTCTACGACGAGTACGGCCACGTGGGCACGATCCACATCGCCATGCGCGCGTACGGCAACCTCGCGTACTCGGGCCTGCTCGTACGCAACGGCGGCACGCTCAACACCCCGATGGGCTCCGTCTGGTCCATCGGCGCCGGGTACGGCATCAACGGCCCTGCCGACGATGCTCCCGACGCCGGCAACGTGTGGGCGTTCATGACCCCGCCCGTCCTGGTGCGCCGCTCGCAGATCATCGCGCGCGAGCCGTGGGGGGTGGCGGACCGCAGCCTCAATCAGTTCATGGGCCTGGCCGAGCGCGTCTACGCGCACGCATGGTCCTGCGACGTGGTCCACGCGGTACAGGTGCCCGTTGCGGCCCCGGCGGTGGAGGCGGTGACCACCGCATGAGCACGGTCGTCATCCCCCCGGAGGGGAAGCTGAAGGAGACGGCGCAGCTGCTCCTGTCCCTGGCGGACGAGGTGTACCAGGTGCGCACCATCAACGCGGGCAACGCGTTCGAGGTGCCGGACTACGTGGCCGAGGCCTATCACGACCACCTGTCCGGCCAGGGCAAGACCAAGACGCGCGGCCGATCCGCGCGAACCGTGAAGGAGTGAGCACATGACGCAGTGTGTGAACCTGGCGCGCGCATCACGCATGCGGCTCACGCGTCTCGACGAGTGCGGTGCGCCGGACCCCGGCCCGACCGGGACCCTCGTCTCGTCCGGGTTCATCAACGTGGACGGTACGCCGAACTACCTCGACCCCGAGGAGATCACGCAGACCAACGCCAACGGGGATCTCTGCATCGACGACCAGGGCCGTGCCCAGCTGCGCTGGATCGACCTGTCCATCGTGATGTGCCTGGTGGACCCGGACGCGTACAACATCATTACGGGCAACCCGCTCGTGCTGAACGACGCGGCCACGCCGGAGTCCGTGGGCTTCCGTCTCAACGGGGAGCTCACCGGCACCGCCAACTTCGCGCTGGAACTGTGGTCCGGTGTCTCCGGCCAGCCCTGTGACGCGGAGGGTAACCGGAACTACGGGTACTGGCTCTTCCCCTACGTCGTACAGGCCCGGGTCGGTCAGTGGTCGGTCGCCAACGCGGCGCTGAACCTGACCTTCACCGCCCGGACCGCCGTGGACTCGCTGTGGGGTGTTGGCCCCACCGCGTACACGGTCCGCTCGGACGCGACCACCGGCACGCCGGAGCGCATCCTCACCGCCATCGACGACTCGGACCACATGCACTTCGAGATCGTCAACGTGGCCCCGCCCGCCGCCGCCTGTGGCGCGAGTGTGCTCGCCGCGTAAGCTGCACACCAGCGGCCCCCGCCCCACCACTCCAGCCCTTGACACATGGCCGGACGGGGCGGGGGCCGCGTCCCGTTGAGGAGGAGACATGACGACACCCCCGCCCCCGGGGCCCTGCGCGTGGACCATCGACACAGGCTGCGTGCCCGGATGGGACACCGCGGACCCGGTGGACCAGACCAGGGCCACCGAGTGGGCCACCTTCATTCTCGACGCACTAACCGGCCACCAGTTCGCGCAGTGCCCGGTCACCGTGCGCCCGTGCGGCTCCGGCTGCGGGCTCTTCAACGGCTACACCACCTGGCCCGTGGGCTCGCCAGCGAACGGCGGGGCCGGGCCGTGGATGATCCCCTACGTGCTCAACGGAGTGTGGCTCAACTGCTCGTGCGCCGGGTCCTGCTCCTGCCTGCCCGCGTGCCGCATCGACCTCGGGGTCCCGGTCGCGGAGGTGACCGAGGTGAAGGTGAACGGGCTCGTGGTGGACCCGTCCGCCTACCAGCTCCAGGGCGCCTTCCTGGTGCGCACGGATGGGGGAGAGTGCTGGCCGAGCTGTCAGGATCCCTCCGTCCCGGACACGGAGGACGGCACGTTCGCGGTCACCTACCGGCCCGGCCGAGCGCTCCCGGTTGCAGGGCAGATTGCCGCGGGCAAGCTGGCTGGGGAGTTCCTGAAGGCCTGCGCCGGCTCCGCGTGTGCCCTGCCCGCGCAGATCTCCAGCCTGTCCCGGCAGGGCGTGGACGTTGAGTTCGTGGACCCGTCCACCGTCTTCGAGAACGGGCGCACCGGCATCCCCGACGTGGACCTGTTCATCACGGCCGTGAACCCGGCCGGCATGCGGCGCCGCTCGCGCGTCATGAGCCCGGACATCCGGCGCGGGCCGGTGGTGTTCGGATGACCCCCTTCGAGATTGCCGACGCCCTGCGCGCGTGTCTCGATGGGGCGTTCACCGGGGACACGGGCAAGCCCGCGGAGATCTGTCACCGCCCCGGGGACATCGTCCCGTTCAATCTCGGCACGGCGCAGGACGAGTGCTGCACCGGGCTCGGGTGGGTGCGCATCGTCTCGGTGGATCCCGTGATCGACCCGCTCACGGCCACCAATCCGGACTTCAACCCCTGCGCCGTTTACGGGTCCCGCACCACGTTGGAGCTCGGGGTGGCCCGCTGCAACCCGTCCGGGACACAGCAGGCAGGACCGACGTGCGAGCAGTGGACCGAGCTCGCAGCCCGCATGGACCTCGACCGCGGGGCCATGCGCCGTGCGGTGTGCTGTCTCGCGGCCAACGCAGGGGAACCGGAGGGCGTGACCCGCGTACTGCCCGGTACGTGGTTGCCGTTGGACTCCTCCGGAGGCTGCGCAGGCGGCACACTGACCGTGGTCGTCCACACGGACTGCGACGAGTGCGGGAGCTGACGTGCGAGTAAGAGTGCTGGTGTCCTTCAACGGACTGCGCAAGGGCATGGTCGGGGAGGTGGCCCCCGGCGGTGAGCAGCAGGCACGCGCGTACGTGCGCGCGGGAGTGGTGGAGGTGGTGGACGATGGCGAGACTCCGGCTGGATCAGGGGGACCTGAGACGCGCGATCCGGGAAGCGAGCATGAGCGAGCTGCGCCGGGTGGGCCCGATGGTGGTGAACCGGGCCAAGATCCTTTGCCCCGTCGACACCGGAAGGCTCCGCGCGTCGATCAAGGGGCAGGCGCAACGGACGTGGACGCTTAGGCCCCAGTTCGTGGTGGGCTCGAACGTCGACTACGCGGAGTACGTGCACGACGGCACCCGACCGCACGTCATCCGGCCGCGCAACGCCCGTGCGCTCCGGTTCGTGGTCGGGGGGCAGGTCGTCTACGCGCGCGTGGTCCACCACCCGGGCACCCGGGCCAAGCCCTTCCTCGACAGGGCCCTGCGCGAGGTCACCGCGGGCCGTGGCTACAGCATCCGCGAGAGCTAGAATCCGGTCATGGACGACACACTGAAGGCAGAGTTCCCCATCGGTAAGGCCACGGTCATCGTGTCCGAGCCGGCACCGGGGCAGAAGTTCGTACTTGCTCTCTCGCGCGTGCCCGAGGAGACAGACGACGTCGCCAAAGAGCGGCTCATGCGGCGCCTGCTCCGCGTGCTCGAAGCCATCATCGGCGAGCAGCAGTGGTACGACGTCGTGGAGGACGGTCTGATCTCCCTCCGGATCCAGCCACAGGACCTCTTCGCGCTCGCTCTGGACGTCCTCCAGTTCGACTGGGCGGCGCACCACGCGGTCAAGCCCACCGAAGAGACCACTCTCCCCGCCGGGACCGAAGCGCGCCCGGCTCCGCGCATCGTGAGCGGTGGCTGAATTCGCGGCCGCCGCTTTCCGCACCGGCCCGGTCACGGTCACCGTGGACGGGCACGACTACCGGTTCCCCACGCGCAGCGCCCGGTGGTGGGGGACCGCTCTCGGTGAGCCACGCACCTGGCCAGTCACCGTCCTGCACAGCGCCGAGCCGGACTCCTGCGAGGCATTCCTGACCGAGGTGGAGGAGGGCAGAGCAAATGAAGGAACGCTGATCCGGCTCGCTCGTGCGGTCATGTCCGAGGCGGCCGGCCGCCCGTGGTGGGAGGCGGAGCGGCTCTGCAACGGGGTGCTCCAGTCCCCCGGCCTCACCGGGGAGGTACTGCTGCGCGGCGTGGACCCGGACAAGCTGACCCTGGCCGCGTTCCTGGCGGTGGTGTGGGCACGCGCCACGCAGGGCGTGCAGCAGGCGGACCGGATGCGGATGGAGGCGGAGCTCATGGCGCCCCCGCCGGAGGCTCTCGCAGAGATGGACGATGACATGGACCTCGGGGCGATGGCGCAGATGTTCCGGGGCATGCAGGGCGCACGCGTCGGATGAGACACTCGCGACTGATGGGGAGGTGAGCGGATGCCGTCCGATGCCGTGGTCAACCTGGTCGTCAACGCAGACGGGGCACAGGCCACGATCAATACGCAGCTGACGCAGATCGTCAACAGTGCGGAGCGCACCGCCCCCGCAGTCAACATCGCGGTCAACGTCGACAACGCGTCCGTGGTCACCGCGCTGGGCGAGATGTCGGACCGGCTCGCAGATCATCTGGAGGAGGTCAACGCCAACCTTCTCCTGATCAATGCCAGCCTGGGTGATCTGGACCGCAACGACGGCATGCGACAGCTGACCGGCGACGTGGACGAAGCGGACCGCAGCACGCGCAGACTCAGCAGCACATTCGGGTCCGTGGCGAGCAGTGCCCTGTCCGCGGCCACATCCGTGGGCCGTGTCTTCCTGCAAGCCTCCCTGGCATCGCAGGCCATCCCCGCGGTGGCCGCTCTCGCGGGCTCGCTCACCAGTCTCGTGCCAGCCGCCACCGCCGGCGTGTCCGCGTTCCTGACGATGCAAGCGGTCTCGGCCACACTCAAGCTCGGACTGACCGGCGTGAGCGATGCCATCGGCGCTGTGTTCGACCCGGACGCGGACCCGGAAGCCGTGGCCGAGGCACTGGAGAAACTGTCGGGCAACGCCCGTGACTTCGTGGGTGTCCTCCAGCGGATGAAGCCTGCGTTCGATGACCTCCGGCTCGACGTACAGGACCAGCTCTTCAAGGGACTGGACCGGTCACTGGAGCGCACAGCAAAGGCAGTCCTGCCGGAGGTGCGCAAGGCGGCGCTGGAGTACTCCGAAGCGCTGAACGCCATGGGCCGCAACGCGCTCGGGAGCGCGCGCAGCCTCGGTGAGTCCGGCGCGCTCGGCCAGGCGCTGGGCTCGTCCACGCAGGCCTTCAAGGAACTGGAGCGCATCCCCGGCCAGATCCTCACCGCCATCGTGCAGCTCGCCGCGTCCGGCGGACCGCTGCTCGGCCGCATCACCTCGCGCATCGCCGACTTCGCCGACTCCGCGTCCAAGGCACTGGACCGGGCCTTCGAGTCCGGCTCGCTCAACGACGCGGTTGACGGGGCGGCGGAGGCCTTTCAGCAGCTCGGCCGCATCGTCGGCAACGTGTTCGGCACCATCGGCAACATCTTCAGCGTGGCGAGCGAGCAGGGCGACGGTCTGTTCGGCACGCTGGAGCGCATCACACAGGCGATGGAGGACTTCACCGGGACACAGGAGTTCCAGGACGCTCTTGGCGCTCTCATCGAGACGGGTGGGGTGCTGGTCGATTCCATCCTCCCTGTGATCGAAGAGGCCTTCCGCGCCCTGCTCCCGGTTATCGAGGTACTCGCGCCGCCGGTACAGGAATTGGTTTCCCTGATCGGTGACCAGCTGGCCGAGCTCATCCCCGAACTGGCGCCGGTCCTGGTGGAGCTGGCCGAGGTCTTCGGCGTGGTGCTGGAGGCAATCACTCCGCTTATCGAGCAGGGCATTCAGATCTTGATCGAGATCATGCCCGAGCTCGTGCCGCTGCTCCAGGCGGTGGCCGATCTGTTCGTGGAGCTTTCGCCCCTTATCGAATACTTCGCGGTAGGGGCGAGTGAGCTGCTCGTCCCGGCGCTGAAGTTCGCCATCGAGTTCTTCACCTACTTCGTGCTCGGGCTCGCGGAGATGATCGACTGGATCGACCAGATCATCGTGGCCATCGCGGAGTTCGCAGACGGCGCCATCAAGACCGTGCTGGTGCCCGCGGTGCAGATTGCGGTGGCCATCCTGCGCGGGGACTGGTCCACGGCGTGGGGCGTGGCCAAGGATGCGACCCGGGACGCGTCCACCTCGGTCGCGCAGTACCTCTACGACATGGGCCGCACGGTCGTGGACCAGCTGCGGTTGATGTTTGCGCAGTCGACCGGGTGGTTTATTTCAGGCTTCAACCAATTCAAGAGCCTGTCGTTCTCCGGCGTCAGCTACCTCGTGCAGCAGGCCTACAACCTGCGGGATCAGTTCCTGTCCGCCATCTACAGCCTCGCGAGCCAGCTCTACAACGCAGGCGCCAACATGATCCAATCCCTCACCCGGGGCATCCTGTCGCAGCTCGGGTCCGCCGTGTCCGCCGCGCAGGAAGTGGTCGGCGCCATCCGCGACTTCTTCCCCTCCTCGCCCGCGAAGAAGGGCCCGTTCTCCGGGCGCGGCTACACGCTGTACTCCGGGCAGAAGCTGATGACCGACTTCGGCCGCGGCATCGAGTCCCGCAAGGGGTGGCTGGACGTGGTGCTCGGCCGCGCGCTGGGGACCGGCGAGCCGGGCAGTCCCCTGATCCCGTCGACGGGCCTGCTCTCGGGCGCGAGCGGCAGCAGCGCAGGCGGTATCAGCTCCCTGGCCGGGCTCACCTTTGGCCGCACCGGCCCCAACGTGAGCGTCTTCATCGGCAACGACCAGCTCAGCGGCTACATTCAGACCGTGGTGGACGAGGACATCGCGCAACAGGACCGGCTCGCATCCCAGGGCGTGAGGGGCAACTGACATGCCGATGACGGGCACGGTCGACGCGGACAACGCGCGTATCGATCTCTTCGTGGACTGGACCGCCACCGCGGGCACGCAGACATCGAGCACGGTGGTGCGCCGGGTCGGGAGCGTGAACGCCCCGGACGAATACGTGCGCGGCCTCTTCGGCACCACGCTGCTCGGGGAACAGGCCTACATTTCCGACCACGAAGCGCCGCTCGACGTACAGGTCTGGTACGTCGCCGTGGCCACCGGCACCTCGGACATCCTGGTCGCCGGGCCCTTCACGATCCCGTCCAACGGCTACGTATGGATGAAGGACCCGGGCCGCCCATGGGCTGACCTCCGGCTCGATCTGTGCGTGAACCCGGACAACGGCCGGGGGGACTGTGCGGAGCCAGCTGACACGCTCGCATGGGTCGGTTTCTCCGACCGGACCCGGGCGGCAGATGTGGGCTTGTTCGATGTGCTCGACGCGGAGCGGCCCGCAGACGTCTACGCGCGGCGCAAAGACATCACGACGTCGTGGTCGTTCCTGTCCCGCACGCGCGAGACCATCGACTCCGTGTACGAGCTCTACACAGCCGGCGGTCCGCTGCTGCTCCAGGTCCCGGCGGAGTACCACATGGACGCGCCGTACGGTCAGCGCGACCGGTACTACCAGCCCGGCGCTCTGCGCGAGGCGTACATCAGCAACGACCAGCGCCGCCCCACGCGGTTGTGGTCGGCCCCGGTGACCGCGGTAGAGGCACCCATCGGCCAGCCGCAGGGTACGGACACCGCCAACTGGTGCGCGCTCGCGGACACTTACGAGACGTACGCTGATCTCGCTGCCACGGGCTACACGTGGGGCCAGGTGGCGGCCGGTGAAGCGGTGAACACCACAGACGGATACGGGTTCGGGCCCTACGGCTCCGGTCCCTATGGCGACGGAGGCTGACCCATGCCGCTTGTACTGCCCGGTATCGGGTCCGACCCGTGGGGCACCACGCTCAACACCGCGCTGACCTACCTCGACACAGTCAAGTATGAGAAGAGCGGCGGCGCCCTCACGGGCGGCATCACCACGGACATCGCGGTCCGGTCCGCGTTCTTCAAGACCACGTCCACCACCGAGCACGCAGTCACGATCTATCAGGCGGGCACCGCCGGGCTCGACACCGCGTCGGCGCTCAACATCATCAGCGACAACCCGCTGACCTCCGCGGTGCAGATCACGTCGTCGGAGAATGCACGCGGTGCCATCAAGATCAGTCACCGCAACGACTCGGGCTCGCCGACCGGCGACGCGAACGCGTCCGCCATCTCCATCGACCTGAAGCAGGACGGCGCCGGAGGCACCGCGTGCCAGGGCATCTTCATCACCTCCACGGACGGCGGCACGACCGGCCGGTTCGCCACCTTCCGCAACGGCGGGGCCAACCTCTTCACCGTGGGCCCGACCGGCGCTGTGTACTCGGCCGCCGGGGCGTTCGGCGTACCGCAGCCCGCGAACCAGGGCGTGCAGTCGTGGACCTGTGACCCGGCGCTCGCGCTGAACTCCTCGCTCCTCACCAACGGCACGATCTACCTCTCCAAGCTGGAGGTCTCCGAGCCGTTCGGCGCGACCAAGCTGCACTGGTGGGTCACCACCGCCGGCGTCACGCCCACGGCCGGGCAGAATTTCGTGGGTCTGTACTCCGCCGGCGGCACCCGGCTCGCGACCGTCAACGTGGACGCGGACATCACCTCCACCGGTATGAAGACCACCACCATTCCGGCGCAGGGACTCACCAGTGGCTCGTTCGTGTGGGTGGCCATGGTCTTCAACGCGGCCACCGCCCCGACCGTGGCCCGCATGACCGGGCTCACCGGGCTCGCCTCCGCGGTACACCTCAACCTCACCTCCGGTACCTACCGGTTCGCCACCAACGGCGTGGGGCAGACCAGCCTCCCCGCCTCCATCGTCACGGGCTCGAACGTGGCCACCGGCTTTGCCGGACCATGGGTCGGGATCGCGGCATAACGACAGGACGACGACATGGCAGACGCACGAGTGAAGACGGACATCCCCGACGTAGTGGCCGAGTTGGAGGTGTGTAAGTCCTGCCACGGGGGATATACCGACCTCGCTGCCCACCTGTCTGACTGCGTGGAGCGGGCCCGGAAGTTGCTGAAGGACCACAATCACAAGCGGGAGATGGATTGCCTCGCGGAGATCCAAGAGGTCCTCGACCGCTACGGCATGCAACTGACCACGAGCCCGGCTCAGATCGTGCTCAGCTCCCGGAGCAGCTGAATGCTCACCGCGTCGCCTGCCTACCGACTGGCTCTTCCCCGCTCGCACCGCCGGGTGTCCCGCTTCACGGCGCGCACACCCGGCGGCACGCTGCTCGCGGACCGGATTCCGATCGGTGGCGGCTCGGTCCGGGCGCAGCTCCAGTCCCGCGTCACGCGCACCGCCACCTTCACCGCGTCCGACGAGTGGTTCCCCGTCTTCACCAGTGACCCGCTCTCCCCGGCGCACGCCATCGTCTCCATCGAAGCGGGCATCGCCTACCCGTCCGGGGAGGAGGAGACCTTCCCCGTCTTCACCGGCCGCGTGTACGACGCGCAGCGCGGTGCGGACGGGGAGGTGACCTTCCGCGCGGACGACCTGGCGGCCGATGTCATCGCGGCGGACTTCGAGCGGCCGGTCAACTCACAGCCCGGCATCTCCACCGTGGCCGAAATCGAGCGGCTGATTCTGGAGGTGTACCCCTGGGCGGTGTTCGGTGACCACCAGGTGACCGACGCGCGCGTGCCGGCGCTCTCGTGGGACGACGACCGGGGCCGCGCGCTCGATGACCTGGCCACCTCCCTGGAGGGGCGTTGGTATGCGCTCGGGGACGGCTCGTTCGTGGTGCGCCAGTACGCATACCCGGACACCACCCCCGTGATCCAGCTGGCGGACGGACCCGGCGGCACCCTGTCCCGGGCCACCACCAAGGTGACTGCGGACGGGGCGTACAACTCCGTGGTGGTGCTCGCGGAGCGGCTCGACGGCGGGGACCCCATCCGCGTGGTGGAGCGCAACCTCAACCCGAACAGTCCGTACGTCTACGGCGGGGACTTCGGCGTGCGCGTGAAGAAGGTCCGCATGCAGACCGCAGCCACCGTCTCCGACGCACAGCGTGTGGCCCGCTCGCAGCTCACCGCAGCATCGGCGCTCACGCGTCAGTGGTCCTGGTCCATGGTCCCGGACATGACGCTGGAGCCGGGGGACGTGGTCGGCGTCGAGTGGCGCAACGTACGGGACGTACAGGCCATCGACTCCATCACCTACCCGCTCTCTCCGGGCGGTCTCATGACGGTCGCCGGCCGGTCCTCGGTGGACGTCGCCGCCTAGAATTCCCGCAGGACGACAGAGAGGGAGACGGGGATGGCAGACCGCACGGACAACCGGGGGTACATCTACCCGGAATGTGACCCACCGCTGGTGAAGGACCGGAGCGATATCGACTGGCTCCGGCAGCTGGCGGCGGACGTGGACACAGACGCCACCGGGGTCGAGTTCAAGATCCAAGAGTTCCTGGAGAAACCGGACGCGGCACGCATCGCCTTCACGGGGATCATCAACACGTCCGGCTCCGGGAGCGGCTTCCAGTTCACCGTGCCCTACGACACGGTCACGTACGACAACACCGCCGGCTCGACCGCGCTTGGCCTGCTCGCCCTGCGCGTACGCGAGCGAGGCTGGTACGCCTTCACCTCCACCGTGCGCTGCACCAACGGCGGGGAGCAAGGCACCTCCGTGCGCCACCTCCTCAACAGTGCTGACAACGGGCGTGCGTTCGAGGGTCCCTCGAAGCCCATCAACGGCAACGAGGAGAACATGACCGTCATGGACATCATGCAGTGCGACGTGAACGACCTGATCACCACGCGCGTACTCCAGTCCGGAGCGGCGGGGGCGTACACGTTCGAGTGCCGGTTGACCATGATCCAGTTGCTCAAACTGGATGTCTGAGATGGCGGTCAACGGAGTTCCCGAGCAGCTCAGTGACATGATCAACAAGTACTCCACCACGCGGACCGGGACCGTGGTCGTGGTCGATCCGATGAAGGCCACCGTGGAGGTGGGCACCACCGTCATCCGCGCGGCCTACACGCGCCAGTCGGAGCCCGCGGTGGGGGACACGGTCGCCATCCTGCGCCAGGGCGCGAGCTGGTTTGTGCTCGGTACCACCTCGGTCTCCGGCGGGAACCCGGTGCAGAACCCCTCGTTCGAAGAGGTCGACGAGAGCGGACAGCCGGTCGGCTGGACCCTCTACAACATCACGAACACCTCGGTCTTCAGCTCGGTCTACGCGCCCGAGGAGGCACCGGAGAGTGAATACGTCCTGGAGGTCACGCCGACCCCGGGCGGGAGCGGGACGTCGTTCGTCTACTCGCAGCCCATCGCGGTGGTGCCGGGTCAGGTGTGGGAGCTCGCCACGCACGTGAACGGCTACTACCCCTCCGGCACGAACGTCGATACCTCCGACCCGTCCCTCCAGGCACTCTGGTTCGCCAACGCCACCGACCTCTACCCCACCACCTCCGACACCAACGACACGGCGGACTCCATCGCCAACATCACCGAGGAGGACACCATGTCCGTGATGCGCGGGCAGGTCACCGTCCCGGCCGGCGGAGTGTTCATGCGGGTCGCTCTCGGCACGGGAGCGCTCGCCGGGGCCGGAGTGCACTACGACTTCGTGACCGCACGGCAGGTGAGTTGACGTGCCCGGGACCACGCCGCGCGGCTACACCTTCCCCACCTACGGGGATCCAGCCGACTTCGCGCCCCAGCTTCAG